AAGAACAATGCAAAGAGAGTGATGGAGTACGTTGAGAAGAATGGGTGGGGGTCTTGTGGTACGGCAGTCGGTAAGCAAAGGACGAGCCAACTAGCCAAAGGAGACCCCGTTAGCGTGGATGTGATTAAGAGAATGAAGTCATACCTTGAGCGTCATGCGGGAGACCTGGAGAAGTCCAAGTCATACGATGACGGGTGTGGCAAGTTGATGTACGATGCGTGGGGTGGAAAGGCTGGTCTCAGGTGGGCAACGTCTAAACTAAAAGAGTTGGAGATGTTGTCAGCTCTAGAGATAGAGTTGGGCCTAGCAGCCCTTGACAAAATGCTTCAAGAACACTTTGAGAGCCGAGTAGTCAACGAGCATCAAGCCATTATTGATGACCGACTCGCATACTCCACAAAAGAGGCCGCTATCAAAGCCGCTAAGGACATTGGGTGTGACGGATTCCACACACACGACTTTGAAGGCAAGACTTGGTATATGCCTTGTGAGGCTCACAATATGGCAGAGGTAGGCCCACGAGGGGGAGTAAGACCAAGCAAGAAAGCCCCTAAGTCATCTACGCCCAACCCCAACCCCAAAGGCAAGGGAACGGCCAAAGGTGATGCAAGCGACACTCGATCCGCTAAGGTGAGCAAGGCAGACGAGGCCACCTTGAAGAAGAAGAGTGATGACTTCAACGAACGCTACAAGGAGAAGCTAGGATATGGGGTCAATGTGGGTATGCTTAAGGCAGTCTTCCAGCGAGGGCTAGGGGCATTCAATGTCAGCCACTCACCTAAAATCAAGAGCGCGAGTGCTTGGGCTTTTGCTCGTGTCAACGCTTTCTTGTACCTCGTCAAGAACGGCAGACCTCAAAACAAGAAGTACAAAACTGATAACGACCTCTTGCCCAAGAAACACCCCAAGTATTCAAAGGCTTGATTTAATGTAAGAACCCAACCCCTTAAATCGTTATACTATCATGAATCTCAAAGACCGCATTCAAGACATCTTTGAACAATACTCCGTTCACCTCCAAACTGAGGAGAAGGATGAGAAGGAGATGCAAGAGACTCCATCTGAAAAAGATGAGAAGACTGAAATGGCAAAGAAGACTCTTGCCAATGGAACAACCATCTTTACGGACGCAGATGCGTTTGCGGTAGGGGTGGATGTATTTATCGTCAACGAAGAGGGTGAGCGCATGCCACTCCCTGACGGAGAATACGAGTACGAAGAAGGAGGCAAGACCGTCGTAGCAGATGGAAAGATTGCCGAAATCATGGAAGCTGAGGACGAGAAAGAAGAGAAAGAGATGGAGGACGAAGAGAAAAAGGAAGAGATGTCCTACACGCTGACCGAGTCGGAGTTGTCTTCAATGATTGCTAAGGCAGTCGGAGCAGCAAAGGAAGAGTTTGCAAAAGACATGGAAGCCACGAAGGACGAGCTTTCATCAATGAAGGAGATGCTCTCCAGCCAACGCGCTGAGGACGGCCTTCGTCAGAGCAAGACCAATGCAAAGCGCATGACATTCTCTGACATTAAAGGCTTAGACGCAAAAGACCGCGTTGCCGCAATTCACGAAATCTATTCAAATCAATAAGAGACAATGGCTCACGGAAAATCATTGGACATCAACTCTAGTTCGTATGAAGGCGAATTGGCGTTGCCATACATTGCCCCCGCGATTCTTAGTGCTGACACTATCGCAAATGGGTATATCACCGTTCACGAGAACGTAAAATTCAAGGCAGTACTCAAGAAGTTGGTTGCTGCCAACGAAATCATCGACCAAGCGAACTGCGACTTCACAAAGACTGCTGGTGACCTTGACCTAGACGAAGTGGTGTTGACACCTACTGAGTTGCAAGTCAATCAGGAACTTTGCAAGCGTGACTTCCGCTCTGATTGGGAGGCCATGCAAACTGGACGCTCTTTGATGGGTGACCGCTTGCCTCCAAACTTTGAGACGTTCTTGCTCCAATTCTTGGCTGGCAAAGTCTCTGAAGGTGTGGAACGCGCTATTTGGCAAGGGAACTTCAACGCTTCTACGGGTGCAGCTACGGGCGGTATCGCCCCTCACTTCGACGGCATTTGGCACTTGGTGAAGGATGGTGACGGAAGCCTTGCTACATCGGTTGACTTTGCTGATGCGATTGACTCAGGTGACGTACTCACTCGTGTTGATGCAGTTGTATCAGGTGGCTCAAGCGCAGTCTTGAACAACCCGAATGCTAAAATCTTCATGAGCCGCAAGACACTCTACCTCTTCCAACGTGCGTTGGGTGGTACGATTTCTAGTACGGGTGCAGCACCTACACAAGGTGGTATCTTGACTGGAGTTGTTCCAACGTCCTACTTGGGATACGAAATCATTGCACCAGCAGGATTCCCGAACGATTGCATCTTGTTCACTACGATTGAGAATCTCCACTTTGGTTGCAACCTCGCTACTGACCAAATTGAGGCAACGCTTGTTGACATGACTTTGACTGATGCTTCAGACAACGTCCGTGTAGCTATGCGCTTCTCTGGTGGTACGCAAATCGGTAGCCTTGCTGATGTGAGTGCTGGATACATTCAAGCCTAATCCCTGACGCATGGCTTGTAATATCACAACAACTGGACGCGCTCTTCAATGCAAAGACGCGCTTGGGGGAATCCGTGAAGTTTACATTCGTAAGTATGAGGGGACAGGGGCATATGCCCAGCCTGCAAACGGTGCGATTAGTGACGCGGCTGAATCCCTCGAATTTGCTCAGTTTGAGATGCAAGCTGGATCATCTTCGTTCACTCAGACCGTGAATGCTTCTACTGAGAATGGAAGCGTACACTACCAACAGGTGTTGAGTCTGAGCTTCAACAAGATGAGTCAAGCTGATGTGGCTGAGATTGCAGACCTGAACAAGGCTCGACTCATGGTCATCGTTCGAGACAAGAATGATAGTTACTGGGTGATGGGTCACATCTCAGGGTGTGAGGTTACTGGTGGCACGTTCGTAAGTGGACAGGCCGTAGGTGACTTGAACGGATGCACGGTAGAAATCACCGCTATGGAGTTGACTGCTGCACCCTTCTTGACTCAGACTAGTGGTGGTAATATCACTCTCGCGCCAGCGTCGTAAGAGGTTTTGGTTTAACTGAAAAGGGGAGGTGGCTTGTGCTTCCTCCCCTTTTTGTTTACTTACTATGGTCACACTACAAACAAACACGGCAACTCAGACTATGTACGTCACCCCGTTCCAACGAAAGAAGGACTTTGCGGGGGAGACGTTCTCTTCGTACCTCTTGCAGATTGAGTCTCTACAAACCGACAAGAAGTATTATGCCATCTTCCAAAGTGGGAACGGCACACTTCAGCAAGACAACGAGAGGTACTCGGAGTTTCAAATCAGCACCAACGCCGATGCATCCACTTCGGGGAGTGTGTTGATTACGGAGTCGGGCCAGTACTCTTACATCATATATGGTCAAAGCTCAACAACCAACATAGACCCGTTGAATGCTGCCGTATGGGGTGAGCTAGAGCGTGGCCTGATGACATTTGCAGGAGAGGATGCGTGGTCGCTGCCAAGTATCACCATCCCTGAGAACGTCGTATATTACGAATAGACATGGACATTCTGAAACTATCCCAATATCAAGAGAGGTCATACAATGAGACACCTAACCCGAGGGGGTGGGTGAACTATGGTGATGACAACCTCTTTCCACAATACCTCGTTGACCTCTACAAGTCGAGCGCGGTGCATGGTGCTTTGTGCAATACCATCAGTCAAATGGTGTTCGGCAATGGTGTCAGCGCGTCAGACATAGAGACACGATTGAAGCTACAAGAGTGGGGCTTCGATGACGAACTACGGAAGGCTTGCCTTGACCTCAAGATACAAGGTGGCTTCGCTCTAGAGATTGGCTTCAGCATTGACCGCACAACGATTGCCAGTATCAAGCATTGCCCTTTTGAGAATTTGCGTAGTGCTGAGGCTAACGAACAAGATGAGGTTGACTTTTACTGGTTCTCTAGAGATTGGACAGACCAACGAGAAGAGCCAGTCATGGTCAAAGCGTTTGACCCTGAACACAAGAACGAGTACCCAAATCAGATACTCTACGTCAAGCCGTTTGCACCAGGTTCGTTCTACTACCCCAAGCCCGACTACATTGGCGCGGTTAACTACATCGAACTTGACAAGGAGATAAGCAAGTACCACGTCAACAACATCCGAAATGGCCTTGCTCCTTCCTTCACCATACACTTTAAGAATGGTGTGCCAGCACCCGAAGAGCGTAGAAAGATTCGAAATGATATAGAGCGTCAGTTGTCAGGCACTACCAACGCGGGAAAGTTTATCGTCACCTACTCGGATCAGCCCGACAGGAAGCCCGACTTTGAACCGTTCCCCTTGTCGGATGCTGATAAGCAGTACGAGTTTCTCTCGACTGAGGCTACTGACAAGGTGATGATTGGACACCGCGTAGTGAGTCCAGCTATGTTTGGTGTGAAGACGGCAGGGCAGCTCGGCAACCAACAAGAGCTAGACATTGCCTCTGACCTTTTTGACGAGCAAGTCATCCAGCCCTTTCAGCG